TTGAACTTCCGGTTCGCCTTTGTCAGTCACAACAGCTTCGGGTAATGCCGGTTGAACTTCCGGCTCGCCTTTGTCAGTCACAATAGCTTCCGGCAACGCTGGTTGAACTTCAGGTTCTACAAGGTTTGTACCTATTGGTTGCGTATAGTCAGGCTTCTCATACTTAGGAGCATCGTCTGGGACTGTGCCTACTGGTGCAGTGTACTCTGGTTTCTCTGATTTAGGTGCTTCGTCAGGCACTGTACCCACTGGTTTAGTGTATTCTGGTTTCTCAGCTTTAGGTGCTTCGTCAGGCACTGTGCCAACTGGTTTAGTATATTCTGGTTTGTCTGCTTTAGGTGCTTCGTCAGGAACCATCCCCACAGGTTGAGTGTATCCTGGTTTTTCATGAACTTCGGGCTCAACCAGATTACCACCAACTGGTGCTGTATGTTCTGGTTTTTCTGCTTTAGGCGCTTCATTAGGGATACTTTGAATTTCAGATAATGGGACATTTTTTGTCCCCTCATCTTTATGTTGAATTTCTGAAATTGCTTCATCATTAAGTGGTAAGTATCCAATATAACGATATCCAGCAATTTGAACTACTCCTTCATTACTTGGAGCTTTCAAAGGATTGCTTATATCGAGAGCTTGCATACTAGAAAGACTAATCAGTCCGACAGTAGTAACTAAGAACAAACTACTAACTTTTTTCTTTTTATGAACCAAAAGAACTAAACTACCAATAGCTAATAGACCTAAAGCTGTAAGCACAGAAGTCGATGAACCTGTCGCAGGAAGAGCTTCCTGCTGATAAATAAGAGCATAAGTTGCTTCATTATCAGTAGGAATTCCTGCTTGAATCTTGCTTAGTTCTTCCTTTGTCAGAGCGCTTTTTTCAATGTAATGATAGGTAGAAGCATGAATGACTGACGGTGCAACCAAGATACTTCCGAGTAAAACTGAACCAACAATCCCACAGATTTTTCGGATTGAAAACCGTTCTTTTTTAAATAATGACAATCGTAATCACCTTCTTTAATTTTATTTCCTAATAGTAAACACTATTTTTTATTCTTAAAAATTGAACTTCTAAAATCATCAGTTTGATTTAGATAGGCCTTAAACACTGCTCTCTTTAACTTATGAACTGCACTATCATATTCTGGATTATAGTTGTCCCAAGAATAACGATTCTCATCTGCATCCTTACGGACAGCTTCGTCCATTAATCGCTGCAGTTCTTCTACACTATGAATCGTCTTTCTTGCAAAACTTGCCCAAGATTTAGTTGGATCGTTGAAGGTAACCTTTTTCAAGTTTCTAAACTGATCCACCCGTTCTTGGTACATAGCTTTCTTGAAATCCGCCCAAGAAGAATACTTCCCTTCAAATACCTTTTCCAAAACAAGATCATCTGTCACCAATCCTCGTTCTTTACCATAGAGATTGATGGTTTTACCGTTTTGTTTGGCAACTTCTTCGTATTGGTTTGAGATATAAGGTACCATTCCATCCTTAAAGCCTTTGGCAGCCAGAAGTTCATAAGCTATCCTACGTCCCATCAAATCACCCGGAGTTCCCTTACTGCTCAGAGCCGAATAGATTGGGGCAAAGAGTTTAATCGTATAGTAACCGTTTCTTTCATATTCCCCAGACTTATATTCACGAGCTGACAAGATATTATTTTTAATTAAACTATCAAAGGTAGTCAATTTTTTGGCATCTTCTTCTGTCAGATTTTGTACTACGTTAGTAGCGTAAACCTCATTTCCATCTGCAGGATCTTTCACGTATTTATTCTCGATTTTTCTCAGGGCCGTCATTTTCTGATAAGCATCTAACTGTTTCACGATAGATTGCCCTTCGAGATATTCCAACATGTAAACGACATCAAACATATTGTGGACGTAGTTCTGAAGATCTGCTGCATTATTAAATCTTGTAGTTGGATCAAGCACTTGCAATCGCTGACCTTCTGTACTATCTGATGTTTTATGTTTCAAGATAGAGTTTATGGTAATGGTTGCATCACTTGGTTGGTCAGGAGCTTGCAATAAGCCTTTTGCGAAGAACTCTGGTCCTAAGCCACTTCTTCGACCATAGCCACCAAGGTAAATATCCTGATCTGAATCATGTGTCATCTCATGGGTATAGGTGATAGCTCCATCCTTATCTAACATACGATAGGACATATAGTAAACGCCATCTCCAGTTGCATAAGCACCATGATGATTGTGAACTACTTTATTCCCCACTGGACCAAAGAAATTCTTCATCGCCGGATTGGTACTATCAAACTTAGCCTCAACTGTGGCTTTTCCAGATGTTGTATCATCTCCAAACTTATAGGCATCATAAAGTAGAATTGTACGATAGAGTTTTTCACGTCCTTCTTTATCTAAAATGCGATACCAATAATCATAGTGATCTCGTTGACGTTTGGCTGTCTCACGCGCGTTTTCTTCAACAAAATCATTGAGATTCTTGCCTGCTTTGTGCTCACTATTGCGGTAACGATCATAAGCTCCAAATCCTAGACTAGACATGGTCGAGATGACAAAGACTGATTTCTCTGGCAAGGTTAGGAGCGGCAAGACCATATTGCGGTATTTCCATGTGGCACTACTAATGCGATCATAAACACCAATAGAATACTTGGTACCAACTAGTCCTTGCTTCGTTTTCACCTCTTCGATATTGGATTTTTCTTCGACAATGTAAGCCTTGGTCTGTGATTTAAACCAGTCATTATTGCTTTTGTCTGGTAGAAAGACTTTTCGGTAATTTTCCAACGTGCTAAACAAATCTGTCGTTCCATGATGGCTGGCAAGACTGATAGCATAAGTATCGACATTGTTTTTAGCAAGAAGATTGTTAAAGCCAGATTTACCTAACTCAATCAGAGTATCTAGTGGTGAAGTATTTCCTTTACCAAAGAAGTCCGGATGATACATAACTAGGTCTTTGACATTCACTTGACCATAGCTAAAGTTATACCAACGTTCTAAATAAGTTAAACCGAGTAGTAAGGCTTCCTTATTGTTCTTGATTTTATCTACAAGATAGCCTCTGGTAACTGAGTTGTCACCAGCAAGTCCAGCATCTGCTGACAAGAGTTTTTTCAAACTGTTTGCCAAATCTTGTTTTGTTTTGGCGAACTGGTCTTCCAGATAGAGCTCAGTTTGCTTGACATCTGGAGAAATTCCGAGTGTCTTTCTGATAGCATCCGACTTATAGTCAACCTTTTGTAAGTCAGGTACGACTTGCTTAATGATAGAGTCTTGGTCATACAAGAATTGATTTGGAGTGTAGAGGAGTCCTGTATCCCCTAAACTATATTCTGCTAGCTTGGCAAAATCAGTCTGGTACTTGAGATCAAGCTTCTCAGATGAATGGTCCTGATAGTGAAGCAAGAGTTTATTTGCAGTCTGTTTGTTAGAAACAATATCTGTGATTACTTGGTCATCCTTCATCATAACTGCGGACAAGAGTTCTTTTTGATATAAGAGACTGTTCTCCTTGACCAGGTTTCCGTATTTCACGATGGTCGCCTTGTTATAGAAAGGTAACAATTTTTCAATGTTCTTATAAACCAAAGCACGGTTAGCTTGATAATGCTTCACCTTAGAAAAATCACTTTCTTTACTACCACTTGTTGAAAGGGGCTCCACTGTTGGAGGAGTGAGAGGATTGATTTCTGCTTTTTTATTAGTCACTTCAGAAGCATCTAGCATTGTTCCTCTTTCTTCAAAGGATTCTTTGCTGACGACTTCATCCCTAACTAAGGTTACATTGTATACTCTGTTCGCCTTGCTGCTGAATGTGTCCTTCACCTTCATTCCATTGTAGTGGTAACCGGTAATAGCATTTCCGTTGGTTACATGGACATCACTGAGAACATTGGTCAAGCTTCCAGCATGCTGTTCCTCATTCGTCTTTCGATCCCACAAATATCCAGCCACACCCGCAACTCTACCAAAGTGCTTGACATTGTTGATATCACCTTCCGCATAACTGTTCTGTATATGCGCATCTTGGTCTACTAGACCTGCTAGCCCACCAACAGTCTGATCTGAACTATTGGTGTTGGATGAAATGGCTACTGTCGCTTTTGATTTAGTCAGTGAAGCTTTGTTTCCTGTCAAATGACCGACCAGACCACCGATATTATAGGCAGCAGTTGTTTCATAGGTATTGACAATTCTTCCCTTGAAACTACTCTCTGTGATGCTTGATTGGTCTGCCTTAGCAAGCAATCCACCGATACCACGTTCTCCAGCCAGAACACCATCGATATGAACTTGTTTAATCTTTGTGTTATTCTGAGCTTCATTTGCCAGTGAAGCAATATCATTTTTCCCTGAAATAGTAACATTTTTTAGGCTCAGTTTTTCTACTGTAGCACCACTCAAGTTTTCAAACAGAGGTTTTTTCAAGTTATAGATAGCATACTTCTTACCATCTTTTTCACCAATCAACTGACCAGTAAAGGTGCCCTTGATATAGGATCTTTCATCAGGACCAAGCTCCACTTCGTTAGCATTCAGGCTGGCCGCTAAATGATAGGTTCCAGAGGGATTTTGGTTTATAGCTTTGACCAGATTACTAAAGGAAGTAAAGTTTGTCTTTTCCTCTTTAGACTTCTTATCGAGGTAGAAGGTGAAATGGTCGACATATTTATTGTTCTGCTCTTGCTGGAGTTTCTCAGCCTTAGCTGTAATTTTGTAAACTGGCTGACCATTTCTTTCCTCTTCAGTTATTGAGGAGACTGGCAGATAGACATCTTTAAATGCCGAAGATTTTACCTTGACAAAGTAATTATCCGTATTCTTTGGAATTCCATCCAATGAGATATGTTGTTTATAAGTCCCATTCGTCTGGCTGTACAACTCAATATCCGAAACATTTCTTAATTCGAGTGTTTTTTCTGGATCCTGCTCTTTCGTTTTTTCAGTCGGAATATCTGGCTTTACTTGATCAATATCACCAGTGTATTCTGGAAGTGGGGCTACCTGTTCAGGCTCACCTTTGTCAGTTACAACAGCTTCTGGCAACGCTGGGTGAACCTCTGGTTCGCCTTTGTCGGTTACGACAGCCTCTGGTAACTCTGATTGGACTGCAGGTTCACCTTTGTCAGTTACAACAGCTTCTGGTAAGGCGGGTTGGACTGCAGGTTCGCCTTTATCAGTAACAACTGCTTCTGGCAATTCAGGTTGGACTGCAGGTTCGCCTTTATCAGTAACAACTGCTTCTGGCAATTCAGGTTGAACTTCAGGCTCACCTTTGTCACTGACTATAGCCTCTGGCAACTCTGATTGGACTGCAGGTTCACCTTTGTCAGTTACAACAGCTTCTGGTAAGGCGGGTTGGACTGCAGGTTCGCCTTTATCGGTAACAACTGCTTCTGACAATTCAGGTTGGACTGCAGGTTCACCTTTGTCAGTAACAACAGCTTCTGGTAAGGCGGGTTGGACTGTAGGTTCACCTTTATCGGTTACAACCGCTTCTGGCAATTCAGGTTGAACTTCAGGCTCACCTTTATCGGTTACAACCGCTTCTGGCAATTCAGGTTGAACTTCAGGCTCACCCTTATCAGTCACGACTGCTTCTGGTAACGCAGGTTGAACTTCCGATACGCCTTTATCACTTACAACAGCCTCTGGCAAGGCGGGTTGGACTGTAGGCTCACCTTTATCGGTTACAACTGCTTCTGGTAACTCTGGCTGGATCGCAGGCTCACCTTTGTCACTGACTACAGCTTCTGGCAACTCTGATTGGACTGCTGGTTTACCTTTGTCTGTTATAACTGCTTCTGGCAATTCAGGTTGAACTTCCGGCTCGCCTTTGGCGCTAACTACAGCTCCTGGCAACTCTGATTGGACTGCTGGTTCACCTTTGTCAGCTACAACCGCTTCTGGCAACTCTGATTGGACTTCTGGTGTGCCTTTGTTACTGACTACCGCTTCTGGTAACTCTGGCTGGATCGCAGGCTCACCCTTGTCGGTTACCAGAGTTCCAGCTTGTACATCCTTATGTTCTGCTAATTGTGATTGAGAATTTGAAGATCGTTTCTCTTCTTTTCTTGGATTGGTTAATTCTGCAGAGAGAGGTTTTTCAACTACTTGAACTTCTGTCGGCTTAGTTGAAGAAACAGATGTTTGTTCCTGCATAGCTTGTACTGTTGATGGATTCTCGACAAAATTTGGTGTAACACTATAATCCACATTTTGTTGTTTTGTAGGAGTGGCTGCTGATTTTTCTTGATTATTTACTTTAGACTCAGAAGTTATGTTTCCCTCTTTGATATATCCAACATATCTGTAACCTGAAATATCTTTAGGAAGAGGTAATTTTTCTCCAAAGGTCAGTTCATAGTCAGTATTGTAATTTATCAAAAGATTATTTTCTAAAGCATGAGCTGAAACTAAGACACCATTTCCTATCCCTGCAACCAATGCTAAATGTAATACTGTTTTATTCTTAACCTTTTTCTTGGAGACGGCAAAAATTAAAATCCCCAGAGCCGCTAAGCTAGCACCAGTAACTAGGGTTTGCATATCATTCTTACTTCCAGTATTTGGTAAGTCTCCCAGTTGATTTTGGGAATTTAATTTATAAACAAGATAATAAGTCTCATCATCATTCTCCATGTATGTAGGAATGTCATAGACAAGCTGCTTCTTTTCTTCTGATGATAGCTCTGACTCTGTCACATATTTATAGTGAACACCTTTAGTCTCTTGAGCCTCTACAGATGAGATACCTAATACAGACATAAAAAATAAACTTGAAATCGTTGCAGAGACAAGTCCTACTGATAATTTTCTAAATGAAAAACGCTGTTGTTTTTCACCAAAGTACTTTTCCATGATTCCTCCTTGAAATAAAATTTTAAAAATATGCAAGCTAAACTTTATTATATTAGCCTGTTATCTTATAAAAAGGTAACACACTTTGATTATACTCTTAATTTACCAAAAAGTCTTAAAATTGAGATGCGCTTTCATACTTTGTTTTATATATAAAATACGAATGAACAGGGTTTGAATTTCTTATATTCTTTTTGGATAAAAAAATAGGCTCTCCGAAAACTCGGAAAGCCTTATTTAATGCTACTTCTAGCTTCCTAGCCTTTACATTTCAAGGCTCGGGATAAAAAGGTTCACTGGACCTTTTTATTTTGCGATTGGGTAAACAGAAACTTGTTGTTGCAATAAAAGAAAACTATTATGCAATATCCTTCAAAACCTTGAAAAATCAACAAGTTACATTCGTAAAAATTACCGTAAAATTACATAGTCAATAATTATGGGTATCATTTTGGGTATCAAAAAAACCGCAAGCGTGAGCCTGCGGTCTAGTGTAATAATTTTTTATTCTTTCTGTTTTATTTTGTCGTGATGAGCCCATCAGGCTCAACTGTAAATTCTGGTTTGTCTGCCATGCTGCCGTCTGGTTTGAGATAGTACCAACCGTTGCCTGATTTGATGAATTGATTTGATTTCATGTCGCCATCTTTTTCATCAAGATAGTACCAGGTTTCTCGGTATTTCACCCAGCCTTTAGCCATACGACCGTCTGCCTTGAAATAATACCAGTAATTACCGATGTACATCCAGCCTGTAACCATTGCGCCACGTTTGTCAAGATAGAACCAATCCTTCCCATCATTGAACCATCGATTGATTAGGCAATAGCCGCGATTATCAAAGTAGAACCATTCATTGTTAACTTTCTTCCAACGGTCTTTCGGATAAGAACCATCCGACTCCTCCCACCACCAGCCGGTTTCATTACGTTTCCAGCCAGCTTCAGATAGACCACCTTCAATATCTTTCTTGAATTGCTCACGGATAATGCCCCATTTTGCCAAGTAAGGGTATGGATCCACATGGTCTGAGTGGTTGTTTGGTTGGTTATTCGTGCAATATTGATGCGTCTTGATTCCTGCTAGGCTGTCAGAGTCCAGCGTTCTCGGAATGCCTGCTTCGTCCGCAAGATTCCGCAGAAGTTCAATATAGAGCTTGTAGTCACGCATGAACTCTTCTTTACTTCCGTGACTTTCGATCAATTCGACTGCTGCGTAACTCTCAGCATTCCAACCGCCACCAACGTCCCAAGATCCGTTATTTACAGGCCCTACTTGCATGACACGGCCGTTTCCGACAACATGTGAAAAGAACCCTAGTTCAGGGTCTTTACGATAATGGTAGTCAGCTTCATTTTGTGCGGTTGAGTTTCGATTTCCTGTTGAGTGTGCATGCACTTGACGATAAGGTTGTACACCGACCTGAGGTAAGTTAGTTCTTAATCTGCTTGTATCAATATCCATCCTTACTCCCCTTTCCACTCTTCGTTAATTTGTTTGACCGCTGACTCAACGAAGGTATCAAGGTCACGGTCAGTCATGCTGATGTTGTATTTTGACAATTCTGCACGGATTTTAGTTCGTGCCTGTTCCAGTTTTTCCTCGCCTTTAAAGCCAGTTTCTGAAGCTACTTGCTCTACGGCATTGACCGCATTTTTGGCCAAGCTCTCAACAATTTTGATGGTTTTCTCCCCACCTTTTTTAATGAGGTAATCTTTGACTGCTTTAACCACAATCCCAATCAAAATGATTAAAATGCTGATGGCTCCGTTTGCGATAATTTCATTGATTTGTTGCATTTATATTTTCCTCCACAATTTCCAATTCTAGAAATTTTTCATACAGTACCTTGATGGCTCCATTTCCACCAAGCTCGACATAGCTTTCGTAAAGACGAGACAATTCCTCAATCTCATGCTGATTGGTATTGCCTCGTCTAATGGCTTTTTTTAGGTTTTCTTGCAATCGAAAACGTTGTAATCTTTGAAGACCTTTTCCAATGATACTCAAGCCTTTACTATTATCTTTGCCAATGTTCTCAACATTTGAGACTGTTTTTTCAATAGCACTAATTTTGTCAGATAAGAGACTGATTTGCTTGTCAGTTTCTTTTGTATTCTGCGTGCTTTTGAAGGAGAAATAGCTAGGAATGATTACGATTAGAATCGGACTCAATTTATCCAAAAATGCTAGTAATTCCAATCAGACCACTTCCAATCTACTGTGCAGGAACTCGAGTAGTTTCAAGATCACTTCCATTCTTTTGGCCATCCCACTTCCAGATTGCAAGAAGGCCATTTTGAGATGGTCCGCCTTCAAGTTGTTTGAGAGATTCGCCTTTGTAAGTGAAAGCCTGATTTGTCTGAATCAAGACACGCTTGCCCTCGCCGTTCAATTCGACATGTTCAGGATCTTCAATCACAAACATATCACCTGGTTGATAGGCCTTACCTTCTTCAGCGAATGGGAAGAGTTCAACAAGTTCCTTGTAGGTTGTTCCATAGGCGATTTTCTCACCCATAATGGAATCTTGAGCCATGACTCGTACTACTTTGTCGATTTTATTTGCAAGCGCAGAGAGTCGATTCTGCTTGCTTTCATTCTGAGCAATCTTCTGATTAGCCTGTTCAAGCTGCACCTGTGTTTTGACGATGGCATTAGTTGGGTCAAGTTCTGTACGGATATGATCCAGCACTTCTTGAATCAAGGTTGCTTCATTATCCTGCGTATGGTCGCCGTGCAATTCTACTTGCTCGTAAGAATAGCGTCCGTTGTTTTCCATCTTGATTGCGACAACTGTCACATTTTCTGCGCCTTTAAGATATGGTTTAATTGCTACTTCGTAATTCATTAGTTAGTTCCTTTCATTTTTGCTTGTGTCTCTTCAAATAATTCTTTAAGCGCTGGATCATATTCTAAAACAGCTTCAAATTCATTGATTCGTTCTTTGATGTTGTTGTTTTCTTGCATCAACTCCTGATTCGCAATCTTTTGATCGTTCAACTGAACAATAGAAAAATTATTTTCAATCATAGTATTCGTTGATGCAGTTGACAATTCATTGATTGTCATTCGTAGTGCTTGATTAATTTGCTCTGTAACCATTTCTGCCTCCTTGCATTATTAATTTAATTCAGAGAAATCTGTATATAAGATTCCTCTTTTATCTCTAAGAGTATTAAAATTGACGATAAATCTTTCAAGGATCCCTAAGAGAGAAACTTTTTGGCCCCATTTATTAATAAAATAAAAATCACCAGATAAAATCGCTGAACGTTTTCCTGTTTCAGGTTTGTCTTTATCAACAATAGGCCCGATTGTAGGTGTATCACTTGTCTGAATTATCCAGCCTTTTTCATTTTCTCCGAAGCCTTTATTTGATACTCTCAAATAATCTCCTATGGAATTCACGTTTCTTTGTTGAGGATTGTTCCAAATCTGTATTCCTGCAAAAGTTTGATTATTACCATTTTCCGTCCCATCTGAATTAGAGCCTATAACAGTAACTCCAGATTTTGTTTCTCTATTACCTGCTACTTCTTGAATACCGGTGTCAAATTTTATAAATTGATTCGGATAACCTGCTACAACACGTCTCATAGCTGCTTTTTCTGTATAGACTTCGTACTGACCTTTGTTTAAGTCAATTTTCATCGCTCCATTCGTAGCACTTAAATTCCCACCCGTAATTCTATCAGCGTCAATGGTGATGCTGTTAAGGTGATTGATAAATGCTTGCTTGCTTATAATGCCTTCAATCAACGCATCCTTCGCGGTAATTCTCTTGATAAACGCATCATCGAATTTCACTTTTTCCGCAGTAACAGCTTCAGCATCCAAAACTACAGTAGTCACCGAACCAGCTTCAAAATTGGCTGTCTTCAGCTTATCAATCATGGCAGACTTGATAACCGCTTTATCAATCAAGGTTTCACCCGTGATGTGAGTCAGTTTACCGTCAAGTCGATTATGACCATTGGCTCCAAAATTGATTCCTGAAATCAAATCACCTGCACTGTTGATGTTTTGAACCGACCATGAGTCAGCAAGTTGTCTTTGAACGGTTTTCAGGCCTTCATTCTTAGATACTTCAACCTGGAACAGCTGGCTGGTCATAGCCATGCGAGCAACCTTATCCGCAATCCCGTTTTCAGTATTGCCTAAAATCCGCTCATAAAGCTGACTGGTTTCTTTAACACGCTGGAAGTCAGTAGTCTCTACTTTTCGCGCTAGCTGATTGGTCACATTCGAAAATTGCCTATCAGCATTCGCTTTGTTAGCAGAGACCTGATCAGATATTCTACCCATTTGTCGTTCAGCATTATCCTTATTTGTAGCGACCTGAGTCTTTAAATTTGAAATCTGATTATCTGCACCTTGCTTGTTACTGTTTATCCGATTTGAAAGATTTGAAATCTGAGTAGTGGTTCCTTGCTCACTGCTTGTAAGTCTATTTGATAGACCACTGATTTGGCCACTCACATCTTGTTTATAAGTCGTAACTTGACTGGAAATATCCGTGAACTTACCATCTACAGATTGACGATAACTTGCGATTTGACTAGCGATTTCTTTATTCGCACTAGTTTCAACAGCTTCAATCTTCTGATTGATACCCTTCACATCTTCTTGATAAACCGCTTTGCCTACATAGTCCTTCGCAACTAGCTCACGTACAGCCGTCGCTTGTTTTGCACTTTCCTCACGGGTATAACGCTGTAAAGCTTCCTGTCGCTGACCGTCTTTATTGACATATTCCTGAATAGCTGACAAGTCAGTTCGCAAGCCTTCAGCAGTTTTCTGAAATTCAGACTTAGCAACGACAAGATCCGTCTTGCCATCTTCAGGAGCAGGACCTGCATCTATACGAGTTGAGCTTCTGGTCAATTCAACCTTGCGAAATGCCACATGGCCAATTCCGTCATAACCAAGAATAATTCGCCAGAAGTCAAAATTATCAGGCTTGGTCAATGCTGGGATAGTGACTTGATAAGTCTGCCAGCTAGATGTGAGGTTGAAAGTGCCAGGTATAATTTCAGGATTACCGGAAACTGTACGGTTGGCCCTTAATGATAGCCAAACACTTGAAGAGCCAGAGTAGCAAATCCCTTGAAACGAAAGTGTGTAGGTTTCGCCAAGTTCCAAGTCTAGAAGAGCTGTTGAACTCTTCCAAGAAGAACGACTACCTTCTTTCGAATTGATTTGCATCTGCTTCCAAGTGTTAGTCGTACCTTTGACGTTGTATTCGCCGTTTGAGATAGTCCAATCTTGTGGACTGTTATCTCCTTGACTATAGTGCCAAAGTCCTCTTGAAAAGTCGTAGTCTTCAGCATAGTTGCGACTACCGACCTTCATTTTTGAAAATTCTTCACGCAATTTCCCAGCTTCAGCCACAACTAAGGTCTTGTCTGCCTTGTCTTTGGTTGCATTGACAATCTCTTGTCTAATACCAGATGCCCGCACCTCAAATTCAGCCATGCTCAATTTCTTGTCCAGCTTGTTCTGCGTGCTTGTTTCCAAACTCTTCACGGACTGCCTGATGTTCTCAGCAGTCACGTTGAGTGAGCTGATATCCGCTTTAGTTCTAAGCCCTTCGGTCAGACGATTTACACCAGCATCAAGTGCATCAGCACGCTGTTTGAAGGTCGATTCGACAGTTGAAATCCGACCGTCAATATCTTCAGGAGCTTCTGAATAAGAAGTATCTACATCGCTTATTTCAAACTTCGGCATCCAAATCCAAACGGTTCCTTCTTGGTTAAAATCGAACAACCATTCATTTGTGGTCTGCTTGGATTCGTTTGTCCAACTTTTGGGAATATGGATAACATATCGTTTAATTTCTGTCGACAATGTTACATTTCCGGTTTTGTACCAAATGTTGCCTAATCGAGATCTCAGCATTATTCCGTTTTTATTCGCCTTGGCATAAAAACTAATGGTTACATCTTGATTAGTCGTACTTCCAAAAATTACTTTTCCAAATTGACCCAGAGCTGGATAAGTAATCTTAGGATTACCTCCGTCCCGACCAGATGGATTCTGACCAACGATTTTTAAGGCATTATGACCTAAATACTTATCTGTGCTATCAATAGCGGCCTCGTAAGTACTCGTAGTCCAAATCCCTGTTTTTGAAATATTCTGCTTGAATAGTGAATTCAAGAATAGATTTCGACCGGATGCCTGCACACTCGCTATCTTACTAGCTAGCTCCTCGGCTGTCTGTATGAGTTCTGACTTGCTGGCCTTACCACCGGCCAAGTTGGTCAGTTCTGACAGTCTGCGAGTCGTCGTTTCTTCATACGTCGCTTGCGCTGACTTCACGCCAGCTAGTTCTTTTTTTGTCTGTATTAGTGCTTCAACTTGTTCATCAACTTCATCTTTTATTTGTTCTTGCTTCGATAGAACTTCATTTGCTAAATCATCCAAATCACTTGACAAAGTCATCTGAGCGCTCGTAGCCTGTGTCTTAAACTCTTCAAGTTTAGCGATTGAATCCAGACCAATTCGCTTCGCTTCCTGAGCAAGCAGACTACTTGCGCCAGCGTTTTGTAAGGCTTCTATAGCCCTACGTTTAGCATCTTGTAAAGGACCATTTTCAAAGCTGTCGAAACACTGATTGATAGTGTCAGAGAGTTCTTGCTTGACTTCTTCAGCTCTTGCTTTGGTAGAATTCAGGCCATCAGTAAATTGATTGACCAACTCTTCTTTCTGTCTGTCAAAAGCAAGGTTAGCATTCTTGAGTTCTCTTGCTAACTGCCGTTCAAAATTACCTTGAAGTTGTTGAGTTTCGTCCTTGACAGCATCACTCACTGCGTTACCAATCGCATTCGCAAGACCTGACTGGAACTGACCGAAGCCAATTGATTTCAATTTCTTGGCCATTGGTGAGTAAGTGTACTTGGTAATCTTCTTACGCACATCAAGGTTGTAGACCTCATGAAAAAGACTAACAATATCGAACATCTGAACAGGCACGTCACTCTGGCCGACAACCTCAATCTCAAGGCTATCTTCCATCATGTCACAAAGTGAGGTTCGATAATACTGCTCACCATACTTACGAAGGCTTGCTTCATCCTTCACATCCTGGTCATTAACCTCAATCACATCTTCATAGATTTGACTATACTTGTTAATGAGTAGACTATCAATTGTGACCGTAAATGTACGATCAGGTGCTTTCTCTTCATCACCTTTGACAGTCGTAGTGAAAGTAATTCGAGTCTTCAAAGACTTGGTAGAGGTCTTGTGCTGATAGCTAGACAGGTTCTTTTTGTACATAAAAAGCGATTCATTTTCTGAACCGCCATTTTTTAAAAGTCTAACTTGATATCCATGACGCACAAGGTCACCACCCCATTGACCAAGGATGGAATGCTTGTCTTTCGCGAATGCTTCCATGGCATTCTTAGAGCCAATATTGAAGGTGTGCCTATCTTCAATATCCGAGAAGAACGAGAACGGATTGTCACGAGTGATGCTTCCAGCGAAGCGACTCAAGGCAGTCGAACCAGTCTGCCTATCCAAAGAGATTGGATTGACCACATAGTTATTCAAGAGGGTGAACACCTGGTTCGCATAGACTTGAATATAACCATGCTTCTTCTCAACCTCGAAGATGACAAAATCCTGCTCGCCGTGAAGATCATCAGCAGTTAGGAATGTCTCCTCCTTCAACTTCTCCCACAAGGGATCAGAAGTTGGGAATCGAAAACTCAATTGGTAGGTGCTATTATCCTCTTGAACAATTTCATCAGCGTATGCAGCATTCAGAGGCATATTCCCATTTGTTAAATAAATCAAATCTTATACCTCCAATTTGGTCGAAAAGTAATCTTACGGACGGTTCCAGTAAACGAAACACCAATCTTACCAGTCGGGATTTCTAAGAACCCTCCACGCTTCCGAAGTGTGTTCTGAACCGCACCAGTAGCGTTGTAGATGTTCTGCTTTCCTTGTCTACAATCGATTGTAGCCTTGGTCTTAATCGTAAGATACATGGTCTTACGACCAATCGTAAGAGAGATATCACCATCCCCCTCGATTTCGATGATAGGCTCTGAATAGATTGTTCCAAGATTATTGATTGTACCAGATGCAGTCAGAACCACAGGTTCTACGCTCTTCTGATATCTGAATGGTTGCATTTCTAACTTAATTTCTAACTTCCAAGCATGATTCCCAAAAGGTTCAAAACTAGCAGTCACAAAGTTAGCATAAAACAATGAGCCAAGCTGATAGCTAAATTCCAAAACGTTATCATTCGATTGAAACTTATCAAGAATACTTGAAATCTCAACCATTTTTTTAACGTATAGAATGAAGGTCCTTTCGTAACTGTCGAAAGAACCGTCTAATACACGATAACTGCCATTGACTCCATAAAGGTCAGCCTTCTCTCCCTTCGGCTTAGCAGCCTCCACCTTCCCAAAATCTGTCACATCACAACCAGGAAGGCTTGATGTATTAAAACCGTTGATGATCATATAATCCATTAAATTCCTCCCCTCGCATAAATAGCACCATGTTGTTCGTAGGTTTTGAGCGAGATAATGTCATTGTCTAGATAGACATCTGACGATTTCTCAAGGATAGCAGTAAGGATTCTTTCCATACTTGCTCTCAGAATCGCTATCTCAGACACGGTTCTATTTTCATGCGCTTCAAATTGAGTTGATGGCATAGCCAACTGAGCCTCAAGACTTTTAGTAACTGAGGCAGAGGAATTCAGGTCCAGACCGTCTCCTGAAAATACATCCGCAATCTCATCAGCCATGCCTCCGACCGTTTGCTTGACATCCTTAAATTGGTCTTGCAATCCTTGATCTAACCCCTTCATGATTGCAGTACCAGCAGGAATCAAGAGTTTACGGTCATATTCGATAGGACCTTTGTGATCACGAATCCAATCCGCGATTCCACCAACAAAGTCGGTAACAGAGGACCACATAGACTGCAAACCATTCAAGAAACCTTGCAAGATTGCTTGTCCTGCACTATACAAATCAATATTCCACAATTGATTGAAAAAACCAGTGACATTGCTTACAAGACTAGACACAGCATTAGACATAGTGTTCCATGCGTTCTGTGCTCCAGATACAAGACCATTGATAATGCTTAAAACACTAGATGCTAGAGAACTCCAAGCATTGCTTGCCGTTGACTTGATGTCTTCCCACAAACTTGATAGGAAGTTCATAAAGCCATCCCAGATATTTTGAGCTCCCTGCACCAAACCTGTGATCAGACTTGTTACAGTAGATTTTAACCATTCCCAAGTCGCTGAAGCAGCCGACTTGATAAACTCCCAAATCGCACTAAGAACAGCAGAAAAGTTTTCAAAAACAGCAATACCATAACCAACAATAGTATCTACAACTCCAGAGAAGTATGTTTTGATACCTTCCCAAATCATGGAAATGCCATTTTGAATACCTTCCCAAATTAGAGAAAGATCAGCTCCTAGCTGATTAAAGTTCCCTGTTACAAGGTCAATAATGATTAGAATAGCGCCCAAGAAAATGGATTTGATGAACTCCCAAGCGCCTTGAAAAATCATCTTAATCCCTTCCCAAATTTGAGTAAGACCGTCTGAAATGTTATTCCAAACATTCATGAATCCGTCAATGAACGGTTGAACAATAGCCATTACTACCGTTGTGATAGCTGTCCATGCCACAGACGCAGCCTCTTGAATACTTATCCACAAGTCAGAAAAGAATGTTACAACAGCAGTCCACATCGCTTTCAAAGATTCGATGTAAGCAGTCCAAGCTGTAACAACTCCATCCCACAATGTGCTAGCACCCTCAGAGATACCAGACCAAAGACCGACAAAGAAATCAGCAATCCCCTGCCAAGCCTGCTTGATCCAATCCACAAAAGATGACCAAATTTGCTGACCAGTTTCTGTTTGTGTGAAGAACCATACCAGTCCAGCAGTCAATGCTGCGACTGCCGTTACGATTAGGCCAATCGGATTTGCAGATAAAACTGCATTAAAGATACCAAACGCTCCACTTGCTCCCATGGTTGCAGCCGCATTCGCCGCCTCTGCGGTAGTGAGTGCACCGGTTCTTACGAACTGAGCTAGCATTAAGCCATTCGTAATAGCTAGAGTTGCATTCCTGATTGTTTCAATTCCTTTTATTACCGCTAAGACAGCTTTATATCCTGCCCATGCACTCGTAATACCAACAACAGCCGATTTTAAGGCATCTAATGCAAGAGGTGAATCTTTTAACCAAGAGGTAAATTTACTAAGACTTTCAGAGGCGTCCCTGATAAAACCTGTGATACTTTCAAAGGCAATGCCTAGCAGATTCACTCCCTGCTCTCCATCTTTGATCCCTAAAAGATCACCAACGAAACCCCCAATAATGCCTAATACATCACCGATTGCAGAACCAATGTTCTCAAAAGTAACTCGAATATTGTCTGCTATGTTGATAATTTGGTTCGCTGCATCTTCGCTAAAACCAAGTGCATCTAATATTTCAAAATTCCCCTCTTTATCCATAGACCCAAAGATCATATCAAAGAAGGTTTCGAAAATTCCTGTCACATGTGCAACTTGATCAAAAACAGCACTACCAAAAGCATCTCCGAAAAGTTGAGAAGCAATATCACTGAGTCCGTGTGTTAAAACAACACCTAGCCCTGATAAGATGTTCCCTATCATGGGTAAGAAATTTCCGAATAAAAATGTTTTCGTTGTTTCTAATAATGACTGCAAGGCTGGTGTTACATTTTCACCAATTGCTATCTTCCCTAGCACATTCTGAGCAGCTGCTTTCATGGATTCAAAAGAACCACTAAAAGTAGATGCTGCCTCTTTGGCAGTTGTACCAGTGATGTCGAGATTTTCTTGGATAGCATGGATAGCATTATAAACATCCGAAAGATTGTTAATGTCGTACTTAACACCCGTCAGTTTCTCTGCATCAGCTAAGAGCCGTTGCATTTCTTGCTTTGTACCACCGTAACCAAGCTTCAAATTGTCAAGCATGGTGTAGTTCTGCTTAGCAAATCCTTGATAAGCCATCTGAATGCTCTCCATAGATGTACCCATCTTGTTCGCATTATCTGACATATCAATCATGGCCATGTTTGCTGTTTCAGCAGCTTTATTAGTGTCACCACCAAGAGATTGCAAGAGGCTAGCTGAGAAGCCTGTCACATTTTCCATATAGGCATTAGCTGACAAACCTGTGGTCTTGTAGGCTTCGTTAGCATACCCCTTCACCTTGTCAGCAGAACCTTTGAATAGAGTTTCGATACCTCCAAGTGATTGCTGAAGCGCTGCTCCTTCACTGATAGCTGCCGAAAAGGCCTTGCCAATTCCTGCCGCTGCAATAACTTTCGTCATAACGCTAACAAGACTAGAACCCAATGACTGTCCAGCGCTTTGCCCTGCTGAACTCGCTTCAGGATCGAGGATTGATTGGATTTTACCAGTAATACCTCTGGCTGATGGTATCAATTGTACATAAGCTTGTGCTATTTCTGTCGCCACTAATCCTCACCTCCTATCTTTTCTAGAATTTGCTGACGATATTCTTCAAAGTCCTCACCAGAATCAAAGATCATCTCCTTACTTTCTTTAGCTTTAGTTTTACCTGTCAGCTCCTCTGCAACCATTAATGGTTTGTTGATTCCTTTCTGACCGTCTGTTGTTTTAAACCAAACAAGAGCAGAAAGTCTATCTAGTACGCCCGCAAGCAAAAAGGTTTCAAAAGGAACCTTGATATTGGTCATTGCTAGTTTGATCCGTGAATCATCTCTCAGACCAAAAGCAAAGACAGCTACCTGGTCAGCAGGTAACTGTCTGTAGTCAAAAATTCCATAGGTTTCAGCTAAATCACAGATAAGAGCATCTTCGTCTGTTTGAATCATTCTAGCAAGGAGTGCTATTTTTTTAACTGGTTCTTACTTGTAAAGATTTCCCGAATTTCATTCCCAATCTTGTCCAAAGGAACAATTCCATCCGCAGTTCGCACATGATTTTTCAAATCTTCCGATTTGTTACCAAGCATGAGTTTGACCACTTTGGGTAAAACTGCCGGATTTGTATCTACTTCAGCGATGGCTTCAAGTAACTCATAGTTTTCCAAGCGCTCTTTTGTAATTTCAAAAGCAAATCCAGTCGAAGTAACACCACGAATTGTTTTAATCTGTGGGGTTGCTCCGTTATTTTTTTTCTTATGATTTCGTCTTGACATGATTAAGCTCCTTTGATGTATTCATAGTGTGTGTCGTCAGCAGCGTTAGGGAAGGCAGTGACTGTCGTACCATATCCGAGAACACTTCCATCGTTATAAGTAATTTCATCGATGGCAGTTACCTTTCCTGAAGGGATAACAATACGTTTAAGTACACCACCTTTTAGAACCGTTTCGATTACAAGGCAATGATGTGGCAATTCTTTTGAATTTGCCTTAATTGTAATTCCTGATGACAAGTCCCCAGATACATTATCTGGTCCATACACTTCCTTCAAAACATGTAGATTCAATGCCTCAATAAGCATATATTTGAATGTGTCTGTTTTTTCCTTTTGAACTGAACTTACAATGACACCGCCCCATGCTTTAATATTCTCTGACTCAGGGGAGTTGCTATTGGTCATACCGTCATCTGAAATATAACCTAGTGCTTCAAACGCCTCATCTAATTTTGTTGTTGCGTCTGTCGGCAGTGCTGTTCCAAGAGGTGCAGAATAAACCGCACCTCCGATTTTAGGTTTTGCAGTCGTTACATTTGCTTCTTTTCCCATTTAATTTCTCCTTTTTAAAAATAATTAATATCAAATACGGCTTGATATCGATATTGTTTCGTTTCAGTGTCCGTAAAGTTGTAATCGCTGTTTAAGTGGACACCACAGATTGAATCTAATTCAATCAACTCTTTTACAGCTTTTTTCACTTTCACATTAAGCTCTGCAGCCTTCTGCATAGTAGGACCATAGCTTTGAAAAGCAAAGGTCGCACTACCAGAATGATTTCGCTCCTTACCTCCAGTTTTTTGAATAATGACAAAACTGGCTGGAGCTTCAGCTTCATGCTCAAAAAATGACGGTACATCTAAATGACCGTCAAGATATTTCTTGATAATAATTTCAATCATCTAATGCACCGCCTTCAACAAAGTGTTATTTTTCAAATTATCCCTTTTCGCTTTTCGCGTAGCTGGATAAATCATAGCATTGGCCCTTGTCTTACCAACGTGGCTATCTTGTTCGTAACCAGGGCCACATCTTTTTTTAATGACTGTCGCTTCTTTGTTCAGAATGTCCTGAATCTCTTTTGATTTCAAAAGAGCTCCTACACCCGAACCGATAAGCTTGACTTTTGTATTACTCATACGCTTCAACCATCACTTTCTTGTTCCAGTCTAAAGGCATCATGGCTTCAATTCCTTCCAAAGGAATACCAATCGTGCGCCATTTGCGCCCAAAGAAACGAACTTCACGGTCTTTCCACTCGTTCTGATCGCCTTTTGGAATGCCTAGTGTATAAGAGACCTTCTTTCCAGTCAGATTGAGTTGATTAGTGACATCTTCTGTCGAAGCTGGAACAACCAGGACGTTATCTACTTGAACTTCGGTATTCTCATAGATTGGATGCCCAAAGTCATCCCGACCATTCTTGGTTTTCCCAATCAAAGTCACAGTAATTCCTTTAATCCGTCCCATAGATATCAATCACCCCATATCTTTGTTTTTTTAGACCCAGACGTTTCAATTCAGAGTCCTTGATGAAGAGGCCGCCACCAGGTACTAGATAAGAACCACTCACTGAATAACCCAAAGCGCTCTCAGCAAATTGAGTCATCGGCTCCTGCTCAGTTGAGGTCATCAAGGTACGAGCTACCACATCGACTGTAACCGATTTGACCACTATGGCAAAAGATGGATCAGTAGTAACCAATCCATCTATATCTTTGCCAACTTTTTTAGCTTCAACGCGAAGAGAATGAGAAACAACTTCCAACAGCGCTTCGGCTCGTTTTTCCTCATCGAATTTCAACGCCCGCCACAATTTTTTCAAATCTTCTACTGTTGCAAAGTTTTCCATTTCTACCTCCAGTCAAGCGACTACTGGACTTCAGTGTCAGCTTGTTCGATTATCGAAATCAATTCAGGTTTTGTGGCGCGGTTATCATAAGTAATACCTTTTTCATCAAGGATTTCTTTCAACGCTGCGTTAGTTAATGAGTCCAAAGGTTTGTATTCTGCAATTGGAACCCAATCGCCTCCACTAATTGCATTTTCAGTAACGATAGTAGTCCCTGTTTTTACATTAATGTATTCCATATACTACCCCGCTTTCACAACACGAGCAAAGCTGTTTTTGTCCAAAATTCCCCAACCGAGATAGATTTCTGCACGAAGATAGACTTGGTTATAACCTTTCAAGTCTTTCCCAGAATTGTCTGGATCACCATATCGAATAACTTCGAGTGGAATCTGCTTAGCATATCCCCATTTAACCATGTTAGCAAAGTCACCAACAATAGCAACATCCTTATTGGTTCCAACATTAAGACCAACTGTAGTATTCACATCTACAGGTAGACCATTAATAGCCCCTGGATTTGCTCCCCATGCCAATTCAGGGTATAGGCGCTCATTAGCTGAGTTCTTCATGCTAGCTAGTGCACTTGCAAATGTAGTATCAATAGCCATACCGCTAACGATATTATCAGCTCCTTGAATCATTTTAACTGCATCTTCGACATTAGTATCTGGATCGCTTGTTGTAAAGTTCACTGTCTGAGTGACCGCCTTGTCAAAACAGTTATCCCCAATAACAGCGGATTCTTGTTTAGTACGTGGATTTACGCCATGGAAGGCCATGATATCAATACCACGAGCTACTTTATTAGCAAACCCTTCATTGAATGACTTCAAAATATCGATTTTAGCCTCTTCTGATGCAAAAATGAACTCATCAGATACACGAGCGCCATACTCGATTTTAATAGGCACAATAGTTACAGGTTCTAGACTTGCACCACCATGCGTTTTCTTCCCGTTTTCTGCAACGATATCTACATCAGCATCTAACGAGAACGTAAATTCTTTCAATCCATTGAAAGGAATCGCTTGTTGATTAGACAATTTAGCCAGTGAGCTGTGACCCTTAACTTTGTTGATAAGGTCTGTCACAAGCATTGGATCAAATAATGTTCCTCTTGATAGTTGATCTGTCATATATTATTACTCCTTTAATCTTCAAAAACTAAACCTTGTACTAGGTTTTTATAAGATGTATTTTCAGTTTTTTCTAGAGCAGGCTCTAGATTTCGCATTGGTGCGAAATGTTCAGTAGGTTTTACGAAAGATGCCAAGCGCTCCGCATCAGCTTTGAAGCTTTCTTCATCATTTCCATGCAAACGATCTGCAAGGTCATAAGGCAGTCCATGTTGCAAAGCTACTCGAGTTCGCAGACTAGCTGTCTCATAACCAGCGATTTGATTCTGCAAAACTTCAAGTTGCTTGTCAGCATCTGACTTACTTTGATTAGTAGCTTCGATTGTTGACTTCAAGCCAACATTTTCTGTTTCCAATTCTGTAACTCGAGATTTGAGCTGGTCATAGTCGCTATACTTCGCTTTCTCACGAGATAAACGCTCCTTAATAGCAGCATCAAATTCTTCTTGTGTAGTGATTGGTTTAAATTCTGACATTCTCATGTCTCCTTTCTCCTGCTTCCCCGGCAGTTCGGTAATTTTTGGCATCAAAAAAAGCAGTCACAAGACCGCTTATTTTAATAACTGATTTTTTGCTTTTTCTTAGGCTTGGTCGTAGCACAAGCCCAGTGCGCAAGCAAAGCACTATCCATCAAAGAAATATCCATATCGTCAAAGTGCGATCGATAACCAAAACCACCATTTGAGCCAATATTCCGCTTATCGCAGTTAGTAGCTACTTTTGATAGCGATGGTTGACCAGCGTGACAGATGGTTTTCTGGTAAATTCCCTGCTCCCAAAGAGCGTTGGCCACGATGATTTCTTTCACCGTCGGTAGAATCACGTTCTTGATTCTATAGTCCTTCAACTCTTCATCCAGGATCTTTTGACCACTTGCGCCATCGATGACAATTTGAGCCACGTCAGCTTGACGCAAAAAGGCAACCATCCACTCATTACCATTACGAACGGATTGACAATCGACTGTTTCGATAAAGAAACGGCCATCCTTGGTACGTGCAGCAATGCTCAATGCCACGTTCGTTCCATCTTGACCGTACTTAATGCCAACAGACAGCTTGCCAGATAATGCTGGAATATCATCCACCTTGAGCTCGTTCCACTCAGTTTCAGAAATAGCAGATTTCTGGTTGTAAGTTGGCCAAAATCCCAAACGTTGGATATTATGGTCTAGCTTATCCTCACCAAGCTCTGCCTCAATCTTCCGCTCATTTAAGTGGTATCCCATAGACGGATTAGAATTATACCAAGCTTCCACATCATCGATTTCCTTTTCATCAGAAACTGACCACTCAGCCCACCCTGAATACTTCCCTTTCCCGAAAAGACAAGTCTCACGATACTTAGTAAAGACCGTACCACTTGAAACAGGTGTCGGAGGTGTTCCACACATGATTGTGATAGGATTTTCACTATCCGTAACCGTGTACTTCAAAGCAGATTCTTGCTCAGTCGTGTACTCTTGAGCCTCGTCAATGATTAGCATATCAAAACCTTCACCAAGACCACCATTTGATGTCCTAGTACGGAATTGGATAACACCACCTGTTGAATAAAGTTCAATACGCTCCTGCCCCTTCGCCCGAATGGAATTAAAATCCTCACCATCCACATACCCCATTTTCTCAAGGTATCGTTTCACCTTCTCGAAAGAGGAATGAGATGTAGAAATTCGGTGAGCCGTGTGCAGGATATTCAATCCCTTATGCAAACCCCAAATTTCAAGAATATAAAGGATTTCAGATTTTCCGTTTCGTCGAGGAATAGAGTAACCAAACTTCTGATGCACCCAAAGATCGTTCTTGTCAACAGCCATCATAGGCAGCAAAAGATTCTTTTGCCAAGCATAGCAAGAAAGACCAGTCCGCTCGTAAAGTTCAATCGCTTCTTTAGCTTTTGAATTTTTCTTGACGTATTTTAAAATCACCGATTGAGAAGGATTCTGATTGCCAAGTTTCTTCCTCGCCATCCACTGCTCCTTTCAATCGTACCGCATGATAACCCTATCGCTGGGAGATATCGGATCACCTCCTAAACTAAAGCACAATAAAAGCACCCTTTCGAGTGCTTATATTATGCTACTTCTGCTAATAGTTTTTCCATGAAATAGACTTGACCTTTTCCAGTAATTTTTGTAGTTTTACTGATACGAATTGTTCCATTAGGTTCATGGTGTGTTCGTTCTTTAATTTCAAACAATCCCCTATCCATACTACGCTGAGTTGGCATATTCCAAGAGTCTCCTTTTCGGTTAATTAGAAATCCATTTTCACGTAGCCAAATAAACAAACGATTCTGACCAATTTCCAGACCATTCTGACGGAGCAACTTAGCAAAGTCACCAATCAAAATAGATGTCTGACTAGCTGACACCGCATTAGCAAAGAGAACTTTTGGCTTGTCAGCTTCCATCTGCGCTTCCAACGCTTGTTTTTTAGCTCGTTCCTCTTTCAATGCTTGAAAGGCTGCGATAGCTAAGTCTGGATCGTTTAGCAACTGATCCGTCGCATACAACCCATGCTTACGAATAGAGGGCAGCACTTCGCTAGTGACCCAATCAGCAAATTTCTCTGCTTCTGGTTTGCGAGATTGAAAAACAAGTTTATAGAAATTCGCTTCGTTGATGAAGTTGGCTTGTTGGACTCCTCCATTTGTAAGGAGGTCGGTAGTAACTACCCCCTTTGAATTTAGCCTTTTTACTACATCTTTACTGTTTTTTATATCCAAAATCTGACAACAATCTTTTAAGTTGAAATAAATTTCTTGATTAACTTCTGTCGTTCTTACTTCTCCGAATTGTTCATTTTTAAAAATTTGTAGTTCCATTTTTATGCTCCTAGTTAAAAATTTTACTTCCTAAGATTTCTGCTTTATCTGTTGAGTTCATCAAAATAAAAGCAATTTCATCTAGTGTTGAATGAAGTAAACCGAATTGTTCATTAAAAGTATCAAAGAACTTTTTAGACATCTCTTTAAAAGCTGTCTCGTCCTTAAGTTGAACCCAAGCCAAGGTTTCTGTCATATTGGTTGCCATTTCAACCGTTCTTCGAATATCTGCAAGCTCGTAGCCTAGATGAGTCAATTGTTCTTCTGTTAATTCAATTTTTGCCATAATAAAAACACTCCTTCGTGTACCTTGAAAAGAGCGTCTCAGCATGATATAATATTTCATGCAGAAACACTTCTGTGGTGATAACGTATGACCCTATTCTTGGCGGGAGCAGGTCGTACGTTATTTTGTTATCTCAGACTTAACAAGTTCAATCCCACGCATGACTACTTCAGTTTTGGTCATGCTTTTTTGTTTAGCAACCTGTTCAAGATTACTGAACTCTTCCTCAGTCAATCTCATTCTAAATTGACGAGATTTAGGATTTTCACTCTTAGGTCTTCCAGTCCGTGGACTCATTTCATCACCTACTTTCTGTTGCCACAACTATATAATATAATAGTGGTCACAAAAAGTCAAGAGTTTTTTTGAAAAAAATTAAAAATAAGAAAAGCACTTAGAATTTTCTAAGTGCTTAACCCCAAGCGAAAGATTTCTCGTTTGGTAATTCTCCTCTATCCAACATCTGCTTCACTGCTCCACGAGCCTTGTTCGCATAGTAAGGATAACCTAGTTCTTTATCATAATTCGACTCAATGACAACTGTAACGTCACCAGTGCGCTCATCAATCTCAATCATACCTGGGTCACGGTTTTCAGGAATATACCAATAACCCTTACTTTTTGAATTGAAAATTTTAATAAGTTTAAGCATTATAGGTCTCCTTTCTGCTTCATCCAAGCAATCCACGCTTTTTGGTAGTTATAGCTTTTATTAGTAAGTTCGTGGGCTTCATCGTACTTCATTCCCTTTGCCATCAAATCGTGTTCCATCAACTCGTGATATAGCATTACGAGGTCGTGAGGTTGAATATTCTTGCCACCGATTTCTGAAAGTCTTCTCCAACTCTCAGCCATATCATAGCTAGGGTCAAAACGTTTCCGACCATCTTCTAAATCATACTCATTAATAAAAATATGGTTATAAATCTTCTCAACATCTGATTGTGAAAGACCGCTATTGTTAGATACCTTCACTATTTCATGTTGCTTATTTCGATTTCGTACACTCTCATAAAATTCTTGAGCATGTCGGTCACGCTCTTTATTGTATGGATCATTTCTGTCGTTCCAAGCACCATACACAGCACCACTACTCTTCATAATCCTATTATAGCGCTTTTGCTCAAGCTCGTCAACAGATACTATGCCAATTAACTTCCTACGCTCAACTCTCTCTTTGTCTATAGAATTCCATTTCTTCGTCCAGACATTTTGAGTTTTTCCGCTTTTCGGATCATAGTCTACAGTGCAACGACAGCGCTGATGCCTTCTGTAAACGTCCTTTGGAACTCTTGGATATTTATAGCTTCCTTGAACTTCTTGGCACCACTCACAACAATGAAAATACGATTTTCGGACAATCTCAGGTTGCAATCCTGCCTTATGATGAAACTCCGCATTCTTCCGGATACTATCATCGATAATGGACTGAGTGAAGTTCACAATAGGTTCACCAAGCAACCAACTGACATCCTCAAAATTCTCCTCAGACGAAAAGCGATTGACAATGCCAGCTATTCGATCCTGATTCAATTCAGGGACTTGCACTTTGAGACCGATTTTGGCTTCATCATTCAAATTCTTCTGAACATCGCTAGCATAACCACTCACAAGCTCGTGATTTCGTCCCAGCACGTCCATCAGCAAACGCTGAGCGATATTGTAATACATTTTACCATCTGGTAATTTATCGGCGCTCAGAGACGCTCCTAGAGCCTTAGAAAGAATCTCTCCAATTTCAATCGCAAACTCATTTGCAGTTTTGTAAGTGGCTTTTTTTGCTTTTAATGTAGCAAAAGCATTTCTGATAATCTCGCTCTTACCAAAATCTCTCTCAAATCTCTCCTGAACCTCTTGCAAGATACCAGGTAAAACATCATTCTCCATTTGAACCACCCTCGCTTATCACTGGCCTAGCAGACATATCTCCAGCGATACCAGTAAGGTCTCGAATGGTTTCTGCGTTGATGTAACCAGGTAATGCCTGATTTAGTTTGACAACACCGTCACCGATCATAGTCATCGTATTCGCATCCGCTTCAAACAATGGCTCCCACTTGACTGTGGTTCTTACAAATTGACTTCTAGTATAGCAAAACTCATCACGCAAACAAGCTGCAACATAAGCGACATTTAGCAATCCAGCACCTAGTGAGCGCTGAGCCTTCCGCCCAGCTAAACGCAAATTCTCATGACTAGCCTTGATGGCTTCCACAGATGATGGATTATCTGAAACGAAACCAAGGTCATCCAATGTCAGCCCCATTTCGCCAGCAAATCCAGCTGCGGCTGTTCTGAGCTGTTCAGTAAAAGGTGACATGCTAGCGGTAGTAAATTGCCCAACGCTCGGCTTCTCTCCTTTGTCACTAGAAGAAATCGTCAACAAGCTTGATACAGTAGCTTTCCATTTTTCCATAGGCTCTGCATCAGGATCAAGCCCAAGAATATATTTCTGTGGCCATGAGTAGAACTCAGCCGTAATATCCGCTCGTTCCAAAGTACGCTTAGCATATTTCTGATAATACATCCCAGCTCTGGTGATACGACTCCGACCAAACGGACGAACAGCATCAGGACGATGAATGACTGGAACCAACAAAGGGATACCAGTTTCATTCACAACTGAGTATGGACTACCATCTTTTGGAATAAAATGAGTAGCATTAGGCTCGAAGTAGGCTTCAAGCGTTGGACGATTGTAATCATCACGAGCCAACACCGCATAACCTTCCACAAGCAATCCAGTAATAGGATCAATGACACCAGTTGCATTACTTGATTCAATGACTTGCAACCTCACCTTATCATCTTCACCCTTCGAAATGTAGACAAAGCTACACGAACCAATCAGCGCAGCTAAAATAGCACTATCAAAGAAGATATCAGGATTGTTCCGATTAAAGATTTCTGTAACATTAAAATCATCGTTAGCAAATTCCCTGAAAATCAAACGATCTGCAAGACTATCAACGCCCTTTGCAGCCCAACCAAGGACAGCCTGGTACTTCACCCTGACTTGTGGAGGAATTGTGATTCCTGTCGGTGCTTCATGGTGTTGCATTGCATAATGCTTGTACCTCAGATTAACTCTGCTCTGATAGAGAGTCAACTTTCTCCTGAGATAGTCAATTCCTCTTAATTCCAAACCGTTCTCCTTTCTTGTGATGATTTGGCGCGAGAAAAAATGTACAGTGACGGCGTGAAGCCCTCGAGCGCCTAGTGGGAGGGGGATACCCCCCTATCCTCTGCTAGGACTTCCTCACACTCTTCTATTTTTCTCTAAGTCTAATAATCCGGTAATTCATATTTTTATTAAAAATAATTTAATATATTTTTTATTTTAAGATCTATATTTTGTCCAATCTCTCGATTGTGGCAAATTTCTGTTGCCAACAACAGTTGTACTTGCTGATTTATCATCAGCATAAAGCTTGTCAGACTTCTGTCTATTGCACTGCCAGTGCGCGAGCTGTAGGTTATTGATGTCTGATGGATGACCGTTCCGATTAATTGGAATGATGTGGTCAATGACTGGTGACAAAGGATGTGGATACTTCAATGACTTGTCTACTGGTAGTCCACAAATCCCACAAGTATTTCTTGTCTTAAGAATAATCTTCTTATTTTTCTCAAAGGCGACTCGGTGAGGACCACTCCGGTCTGGTCTTTCTTGGGGGATATTCATTTAGGGAGGGGCCTTTCTTTTTTGGGGAGGTAGGTAGTTAAATTTTTATGATGTAGGGGGGAGTTTTTCAACCTCTGACACCCTCATATATTTAACATATCTTATATTTTGTGACTTTCAAGAAAGTATGGTTTAGCCCAATCATGACAATGGGTTTCCGGTTTTTCTTATTTTTTAATTTACCATTTCTCAATATGATAAATAAGCGTGCTTTTAATACGTAAAAGTAAGCATACTTTCATCAATTTCATCTTGATTGTATCCAATATAATCTAATGTGATGTCTGGAGCAGAGTGATTAAGTATTTGCATTAAAATAGCTATATTCCCATTTTGTTTATAATGATGATAACCAAACGTTTTTCTCATCGAATGTGTTCCGATGTGCTTGAGTCCTGAATGTTTAGCTGCATCGTTCAAGAATTGATACACAGCCACTCTACCGATATGTTTAATACTTACTCCGTCACCTCTAACTTTTTTTCTACTTGGAAAAAGATAGTCGTAACTCTCAAGATGATTTTCTTTTATATAACGATTCAAAGCCTTTCGTAATTCTGGATTAACTGCAAATTTTCTTATTTTGCCAGTTTTTTTCTCTTTGATTTCAATTCTATCTTGAACTACATGTTTCACTTGAAGAGGAACAATGTCGCTTACTCGTAGACCTGAATATATTCCTACTAAGAAAAGAATATAGTTTCGTTCACTCTTTGATTTCAAGTAATTCTTCATTCTATCAATATCGTCTAGCTCACGAATTGGTTCTACTTTTTTCACGATATCACCTCCAAACTAAAAGAAAAGACAGGGTGTGCCTGCCTTTACAATTATTTCATAATATAATTTTAGCACATAAAATCATATATTTACTCCGGACTTACTCCGAGTTTACTCCAAAAAAACTCCAAATTTACTCCAAAATTTCAATCTGTTCTCCATTGCGGTATAGCTCTGCAAATGCCATCAGAGACTTATCCAAGATGTCGTAATATGAACTTTCTGAAAGAGACAAGTCCATTGCGATTGTTTCATCCTTCTTGCAATTCCACTGAAGATACTTCTCAAAAAGTATCCTACGATAGAGGGGATCATGTAATCTACTGACAGCTTGCTCAATTGCATCCAGCTCAATCTCTGCATCAACTTTTCGTATAGCCAATTTTTCAACTTGACTATCTCTCCCGCTTAATGGATTTCGTGGCATGAATGAGTAGGTGGTGGTCACTCTCTGACCATCAGTGTCATTTGCGACTCTTCTCCAACGAGGATATCCTTTTAGAATCCTTTTGGCATTCTCTTTCGTTTTTATTTCATTTATATCAGGAAAGAAGGGCATCGCTCACCTCGTTTCTATGCCGTTTATATTTTACTCATGATTTGTAATCACGCTACCAGCTCCATTGACAGTAACCCAGCCATGTTTTTCTCTGGCTTCCGCTTCCTTCATGCGGATAAGGTTGTCTGTGATTGAGTCTGACTTAGCTTTGTTAGCTTTGGCTTCACCTTCTGCTTTGATGATACCAGCATCCGCTTCAGCTTGAGCTTGAACTTTCTTAGTATCGGCTTCGACCCTAGCTTTTTCTTGTTCCTGTTTAGCTGTGTCGATTTCCTTCTGTTTGACAGATTCAGATTTGATTGCTGCTTCAATCTCATCTCCTGCATCCTGATCAGTTATTGTGAATGAAACAAATTCAAGATCATAAGATTCAAATTTTTCTTTTAGCGCCTTATCAATCCCTTCATAGACTTCTGTCCGTTTATTTCCAAGAATATCATAGATATCGTAATTTCCAGTCACAGATTCAATAGCCCGTTGAACTGCTGGCGCAATTACACTCTCATTCACATTTTCTAACTTGGTGTAGTTTGAAAAGATCGTCATGGCCTTTTCTTTATTCACACGATACTTCACATCAATGTTAGTATTCAGCCATTGACCATCTTTGGTCTGAGTTGTGATTTTTTCCATAGTCTTCGTCTGAACTGAAGTCGAAAGAGTATAGACGGTATCGATGAAAGGAATTTTAAGATGATAGCCTGTTTGTAGGGTGTTTTCCTGAACACCTCCGATCGCACTGACCTTTACTCCAACCGTATTAGCTGGGATGCGCTTCACGGCCGTGAGACGAAAAATTCCAAGTGAAGTAATAGCAACAACCATGATGATGCCACCTTTTGCAAGTTTCGTAAGTTTAGTTTTTCCTGTTTCATTATCGTATTGTGTAAACATTGTTTTTACTCCTTTTTAAATCATTTTTCCTTCAAATACTAATGTAATAGTCCCTGTCCCATCTATGTGCTTAGAAACCAGTGCACGACAATCTGAACCATACTCAACACCATCAATCGTGATGCTATGCTTTATTTTGTCAACGTTGATGATAGATCCATTTGATGTCTTAATTCTCATGTTCCATCTCCTCAATCAACCAATCAAGGTTCTTGCGTGCCTTCTTCAAGTCTTCAAGACCGTTTTTCTTCTGATGACGTAGTAAATACTTCAAACTATTTCCTAAGTAGAAGCCCTTTAACTGTTCTGGTGTCATGAAATTTCTTAAAGCATCGATAGACTCCATACCATATCGTCCTTGATAATGGCTTGGTTTGTTTACGTTGTCAATTATTTCTGGGTTCATTCCTTATCCTCCAAAAGCTCCTTATTTTCGTAGACATTGCCGATGATTTCCTCGTCTTCAGTCCACGCATACCCACTTAGCAATCCCTTTAGATATATGGCAGGCATTCCGCCTATGAATGTGCCACCGTATTCTTTTTCTAGATATACTTCATGGGAACATCCTCTTGTACATTTAACGATATCACCGATGAATACCTCTTTGCCATTCTTATCCTTGAGTCCTGTTGATTGCATGAGTTCGATTTCGTCAAACTCTACAGATATTTCTGTAGATCTTTCAATATCTCCCTGCTGGCAGATATCTACGAGCTTACTATCAAATGAAATGTTAGTTACATCACACATCCATTTTGGCGACTTCATCCACGCTCTAAATTTGGGTATCATAATTTCACCTCATCTCCAATCGTCAATGATTCGTAGCTTGTTTGCGTGACTACGAAAATGCCATAACTTTTAATAGTGATAGTGTACATGTCGCCAATCTTCTCCTTTTGTAAAACTCTGCCTTTGATTTCCGCACCTTGATTATCGGCTCGATAGATAACCATCGGGCGCTTTGCTTCTAGTTTTTTAATGTGGATACTCTGCCAGATATTTAATCCAGCAGACAATAAAATCCAGATTGCTATGAATCGTTTCAATCTGTGACCTCTCTTCCATCTCTTACTTTTTGCAAATAATATTTATATATTTCATTGTCGGTATGTTCATTTACTAACTTTTCAAGTGCTTTATTGACCACTTCTGATATGCTTCTATAACCACCATATTCTTTTAAGGCTTCGACATGGTCATACATATCTTTGGTAAGCGTTGTTTGTACCTTTCTAGCCATCACTCCACCTCCTCCACTTCAATTCCCGGACAATCGAACACCCAGCCAAAGCCAGCTTCTTCTAGTTCTTTGCGGGTAACTTTATAATTCCCAGCTGTTATATCTTGACTAAAATAAAGAATACTCCCTGATTGCGATTTGACCAAAGGCTGCCTATTTTTTAAAGTCACCACATACTGGTTCTCTTCCTCGATCTCGTAGCCATCTAGCCATGCACGAGCGGCTAAATCAAACGGTCGTTCTTGCATAAACCATTTACCAACTTCTTCATTTGTGAAATCAAAATCGAAGAAGTCTGCTACGTCTTTGCAAGATTTTCTAGCTTCCTCAATCCAATCTGCCACAAACTGCGGTACTACGACTTTTTCTGGTTCGTCAAGACTTTTAATAAGCTCCTCTATATATACATAAACTGCCCAGCCAGTAAGTCTTATGATGGTTTCTTTCTGTGCCTCAATCCTTTTTAACGCTTCCTGTTTATTCATCTTCCAACTCCTCCACTTTCTTCCTCAATTCTTTATTCTTTTTCTTCAACAAATCGCGCTCCAACGCTCTAATGCGTCTTTTCCGTGAATCGCACGGCTTCGAATACTCGATTATATTCTCTTCGTTTTGCTCGATTGTGCGTTTCAGTCCTTCGATTACTACCTTTTTGCTATATTCCATGGTTTATCTAACCTGTTTATAAAAATCCAGCTCTTGCCCCTCATGGCTCAAAGACACAAGAGCTAGCAAATTCTTTATACGTCATTCGTCCAAGTCTGACGCATATTCTAGCTCGCTTTTAACGTGGTTCGCGGCACGTTGATTTTGTTGCTAAGTAATAGCAATCTACCGCACCATAATCAAACCTCACATCGTCTTTTCCGATGTGTTTCTTGAATTTTGGTCTGGTAATACCTGAGAAAGCCCACTGATGATCTTTCATCTGTTCGATAAGTTCATCCACATTGTAAAAACTTCCAAGAAAAAATTGACAGTGTCCATTGTAGACGAAATATAGTCTTAATAACAAGGTGTCCCACCTCTCTAAAAGTAATCTTTCCTTTTATTTTTTAAGTCATTAAATACCATCAGATGATCATTGTCTACACCCTTCATCAACCGACTCATAAACGGCCGACCGTAGCGTTTCTGAATTTCTTGTGCAGTTAGATTAGTCGTGATAACCGTATTGGCCCTTTTGTTGAGAATGTTGTAAAGAATACTGAAGGACCACTCACTGTCCTTCTCCATACCCAAATCATCCAAAACCAAAAACTTAGCACTGGCAATCTTATTGACCAGGAACTCTTCCTGACTAAAGTCCGCCTTGATTTTCATCAGTAAATCAGTGACATTGATAAAGATAGCAATTTCTTTTGTAGCTTCTGATAAAGCTTTCATCATGGCAAAAGCAAGATGGCTTTTACCCGTTCCAGCTTCTCCTTGAAAAACAACATTGTTTCTCGCTCCACCTACCCACTCTCTACAAATTTTTTTGGCAAACTTCAATTTTTTAGCCTCTTTTTCAGTAGGTGTCTCAAAGTTATCAAGAGTAGCATTTTTCAGTACATCATCATAGAGAGAGAATCTCTCAAGATAGAACTTACGCTCTCGTTCATGTTCAGCATCAGCCAACTCATTGACCTTTATTTGATTCTCTGCATGGATCCGTTCTGATTCACATAATCGACAAAGGACATCATTTGTCCGGAGGATTTTGATCAAGGGAATTCCATGCTTTTCGCAAATTTCATCCTGCTGTTCAGTATTTCTATGGTAAGATAAGGCCATTTCCTCGAGTGCATCAGTTACCATGATACCTTACCTCCACAAGCTTGCCAGCTGGCCATATCTGACAAGCAAGCAGTGGCAGTAGAAAGAGATTGTTTTGCAAGCAGTGACTTCTTTTCCTCGCTTATCGGATAAAAGTCATCTTCAAATTGCTCGATAAGTTCTAAAATCCCCATTCGTCTGTCGCCTCCTTACCTGATTTTTTTTCTTGATGTTGTTTTTGAGATTGTTGAACCTGTTCAACTGTTGTAACCTGATTCAGCTGCCAATTTCGCAAAATACCACCTATGTATTTAACGTTTGGTTTTCCTAAATTAACAGCGGTCCTCAAAGCTTCTTTGACTAGTTCAGAGTCATTTTCGTTCAACAGATGATTGATTTCTTCAATTTCGAAACCTGATAGCAATCTGCGAAACTCAGACTGAAATAGTTCTAAGATATTTTCACTATTACTAGTAGTAGTTATATTCTTATCTTTATCTAATCTATTCTTAATCTTAGTCTTATCTCCTTCTTCTTCTAGTGCGTTACCGTCCGTTACTGTAACGTTACTTGTAACGTTACCGAGAGCTAGATTTTTTTGCTTCTCACGATGTCTTGCCACACGATTCCGTGTTTGTTCCTTGATTCTTTCCATGCCATCAATATTTTGATGTTTTTCCCAATTTGGCAAAGTAATGACACCGTCAATAATCTCAATCATCCCGAATTGCTCAAAGACTCCCAGAGCCATTCTGACAGTATTTAGAGGCCTTTGAAAAATTGTAGCAAGCATTTCATCAGTGTAATGAACCTTATCTGACATCATCAAAAGCCCGTTGCGATTATGTTTGCCAGCGAGAGCTAGGATTTTAAACCATATAACTAAAATGGCATCATGGTCTGGCAGTGCATCAATAAGACGTATTTTTTCATCGTCAAAAATGTCCGTCGTAATCTTAATCCATTTAATTTCTGACATATTTCCTCCTTGGAAGTATCATGCCCTAGCTCCCCATTTTCGTTGATTTCTCCGAAAATCCATGGTCATTTCTTTGTAAAGCAAACGCCCATTTTCTTCTAAGAGATTCGCATTTTGACTTCTTAGAAGGTCATTAATTCTTGCTTCTTCCTGATAGTCGCTAGCCAGTCTGTCATAATCTTCGATGCATTCTCTAAAACTATGAGGCACGTCCTCAATCGTTGAAGCGAGTCCGACAGGTGGTTGTGAATCATAGGTTGACTTTCTGTCACAGTTTTTCAGGTTTCTTCGTGCAACTTGTCTGAAATCTTCAGCTTCTTCAATGATGATCACTGTTTTTTGTTCAGCTTCTTCTTCATTTTTAGCAGTCAGTAGCATCAAGATAAAGAACCCGATAAAGATTGCCACTAAGCCAATCAATTGGCTTGATAAAGTTGGTTCTGTCATTTTTTCTTCTTTCTCCTTCTAAATCACTAAGTGCGACTGCACAAAGTTATCCAATTCATTTCTATCAATTCTTTTGGTTCCGTCAATCTTGTATAGATTCAAACCCATTCTTAACCATTTTCTGATAGTGTTAGCGCTACAGTCGGCATAATTAGCTGCGCTTTCGATAGATAGCCACCGTTTTTCTGTTGTTTCATGCTCTAACAATTCTTCGAATGATTCCTTGAATTGAGTTCTTACAACTGTTCGGATGCCATTTTCAAATTCTTCGCTAAGTATATTCACAAGAGCCTCCTAATGTGTTATAATTTTATTGGTTATTTTTCTATGCGCCTGATTTCCGTCAGGTGCTTTTTTGTTTACACAGTATTACTTTCCATCGCCCTGAGTTCAATCTCATGGCTGACTTGTTTCAATAGCTTCTCACACGCTATTTTAGCTTCTCTGTAGGTTTTAGATTCGCTGATGAAGTAATCAGCTAGTTCAATGATTTTATCTTCCAATTTGACCTCCTATATCAGTCTTGAGACGGATGTTTTTTTCTCCTCGATTGCTATAATAAATTTGACTAGGACCTCTCACCGTTTTAGTCAAAATTTCAACAGAAAGGAGGGAAAGTTATGAGTAACAACTTCAAAAAATATGACATTCTACTAGCACATGCTATTATCGCTAAAAATACAGGTCACAAGTTGATAGTCCAAACAGCTGCAGGGCGATACATTGGAGAAGCTTATAATCCTGATAGCTCTGATTATCCTGACGTATCTGCAGTTGCTCAAAACATAAAAGAACTTCGAGTTTCTGAATACGACCCAAAAAATCCAACAGCAATCTTTTTAGTAGATGTTGAAGTTCACACCGATTCAATAGGTGGACCGTTTAAAATGCCATACGTTTGTCTATTTCTAGATCAGATATTGGGTGTTTCGATTGGGAAATTCGAAGATCCGACTGAAGAATAGCATCTTTGTCTATCATAAAGTCTATCGATTGTTTGATAGGCTTTTTTATTTTCCCACTATACGGATATCGTCTTGGTCTCATTACACCGCCTCCTCATTCAAAAATTTGTTGATAAAATACTGCTGCCCCTTGCCAGTGACCTTGACGGTCTTGCTGACAGAGATATGACCGTCAGGATGTGTGATGGTTGACTCCTTGATTTCAAAGAGTTTCATTTCCATGCTTCGTTGTGTTGGCATGTTCCAGTCAGAACCTTTTCGCTTGATCAAGTAGCCATTTTCACGCAACCAGACAAAAAGGCGATTTCCTCCGATTTTGTAGCCGTTTTGACTGATGAGCTTAGCAAGGTCTCCGACCAAGATAGACGTGTGACTTGCGCTGACTGCGTCCGCAAAGAGTACCTTCGGTTTGTCCACCTCAATCTGAGCTTCTAGCTTATGAACCTTCTTGTCTGCCATGAGCAAGGCTCTAGCCATAATCTTCTCAGGGCTGTTGAAGTCCTTTTCTACTTGGATGAAGTATTGTCGGACTTGCTTGCCTTGCTCTGTCCGCTGGATCATGGCAATTTCTTTGGCCATGTCTAACTTGATAACGTGGTCAGTAGCTCTACGACCTCCTGTACTTTGCGACAAAAATGTCGAAAAGTCTTCGTTTTCTGTAAATCCGTATTCCGTCATTCGTGGAAACCATTTATCATAAGGTGTTTTGACTTCTAGAGCCTCATGAAGTTGTCTTCCAGAAACAACAGGCTCATGACTATCATTAAGTGTAACGTTGATAAGTTCGTTCATAATATTCCTTTCTAAGTAAAGACCTCTAAAAAATCATAAATTAAATTTCTTTCTAACTCTTTCTATCTCCGTCTCTTGTCTCTTTTTGTATTCGTCAATACGCTTGTTCCTATCTCTTTTACTAGCGTAGTATGTAGCAAAGCCAATGATAAGATTGATTATGACAGCAAAGTAAAACCATACTAGTTCGTTCATAGTCCTCTCCTCTAGCACCTAATTTTGATGATTAGGTGTTTTTTGTTGCATAGCACGTTTTCTGATATTTTGCCTCAAACAATCAGCTAAGTGAAGCATGTTCGGGATCTTGCTTCCTTTGATGCTACTAATAGCTCCTAAAGCTTCATAGTAGGTCTCTGTGTGTTCCAAAATATCATCAACCATATTTTCAAAATGTTTCTCAATGATTTCTTTGATGACATCATTATTTTGTTTCTTTACGTCCATCTCAAACCTCCTACGCTAACACCTTACTGCCGACTACCAATCGTTTAACGACAACGTCCATCTCCTTAAATTCGGCATTCTCTGCACAGTAGCGGACGCTCTCACTGATGATGTGACAAATAGATACGCCGTACTCGTTCGCAAGTTCCGTAGCAATATCCCAGGCATCTTTGTCAATCCGTGTTACTTTTTGCGCTGCGTTGTTCATAATGTTCCTTTCTAAAAATGAGGACTGTTCTTTATATCTCAATTCGAGATATTTTGTTTTAAAAAAATAATTCACTTTCTGTCTTGTGAAAATAATTGGATATAATCGATATTTCATAATCGTGGAATGGTGCTTTACCACTTTCTTTTTGTTCGTATTGTCTTCGGTCTTTCAAGCCGATTAAATCAGCCATAAAAACTGTTGTGAGTTCGTGCTTTTTTCGCTCTTTTCGCAGCTTAGTTTTAGGCTTTAATTCTTGTTTTCTCAATCTTTGTTTTTTTGTAAGTTTTTGCACGTTCCTACCTCCTTATCTTAATTCATCCAAGCTGACTTCCAGTGCATCAGCGATTTTGCATATATTCGGCCAAGAAAGGTACTTTACCTTTCCGCTTTTCAAACCAGGAACTGACAATCAACCAGCAGGGACTTACCAAGAAGTGGGCCCTCGTGGCGGACAAGTTTCTGGCGGTCGTGTAGTCCACATCGACCAAGGTGATAGATTACCACCTACTCAAGAACCTGGTCGAAACTGGGTCAAACAATAATCTGGTGAGCGTATCAAATTTTGATACGCTTTTTCGATAGACAAAAGCACTTTCCAAAAATATTGATTTGTAGCCAACTTTCAGCGAAACGCTGATTATTTTCGGTGTACTTTGTTATATAGTGATGTATCATATTTTTCCTTTCTAAATATGGTATAATCAAAATAAAATGATTGGAGAAAAACCATGTCACAAAAAATTTGTTTTGTCGTCTCTGCTATCGGTCCAGAAAAATCAGAAATTAGAAATCATTCTGATAGCGTCTTAAGACACATCATTAAGCCAGCTTTGTCTGATAAATACGATGTAAAAAGAGCTGATGAATTATATCATTCTGATAGAATAGATGATAAAATATTTGACGCTCTAATAAAGTCAGACCTTGTTATTGTTGATATAACAGGTAACAACCCAAATGTCTTTTTAGAACTCGGCTATCGTAAGGCTTTGGATTTGCCAACCATTTTTTTAAGACAGCAAACCAATGAAGACATCCCATTTGATATTCGAACAATCAATATCATACATTATGATTTGAAAAATACTTCAGGAACAGATGTCCTTGAATCTGTTAGCAAAACTATCCAACGGATCCAAAAGACCGAAGAAAGTCTAGACTTTTCATCATTAAAAAAGAAAAATAATGATGAGAAAGACTATGTCACAACTCAAGAGTTCGCCCAGTTAAAATCTACTATTAACAATATCTATGATGCTATTGAAACGTTAAACAGCAATATTGCAAACGCACCAACTACCAATCGTCCAATGACTCAAGAAGATATTATCATGATGGCTTTTCAAGAACCTGAAAAACTTGAGAAAATCTTTGAGTTGCAAGCGAAGTATCCAAATGCTTTCACACTTAAAACTACTGATTAGCCTGTTCTAAACGTCTGATTCGTTCCTCAAGACCCTTAACATAGCCTCTTAAGTAACTTATTTCGGCTATGTTTTTTTCTTGGTTTTTTTCTAATTTTGAAACAACTTCTTTTGTATCCATCGCCTACCTCCTTTCCCTATTTTTTTGCTTCAAGAGCAACAGCCTGCCAGGGAGTCGAACCCTGGTGCTACCGATCAGGCTACATTCATTTTGTCCTGCATTCCTGCGAACGCTGCATCGAAACGAATGTCATCGATTTCGTCTTGAGTGAAGCCAGCATCAAGAAGGTAACGCTCTTGGCGTTCGATCTCTTCTGCCAACTCTGTCCATCCGAAAGCGAACTGACGGCAGTTGTTCCAGAATGATTCAAGCTGACCATAGAGGAAGCTTTCCTCGTATGTATTTTGAAGCAGGGTTTCTGCAACCACTGCTTTGAAGATGTTGATGGCTTTCTCGTTTAATGTGTTCATGGTGTTTCCCTCCGGTTTGTTTTTTTGTTATTTCCTTAAGCTTGATTTAATTATATCTCATTTTGAGATATATGTCAATAACTTTTTATCACTTTTTGAGATTTTTTTATTTATTTTTTTATCACATTGGTATATAATAAAAAAGAAAGGAGTTAATTGATATGAATATACTAGGAAACTCAATTAAAGAGGTGAGAAAATCCAAAAAGTTAACTCAAAAAAAACTTGCCGAACTGACAGGTTTTAAACAAAATACAATTTCTAACCATGAGAACGGGAATAGACAATTAGATGAAGGAGATATAAGAATATATGCTCAGGCTTTGGGTGTATCGCCTCAATATTTGTTTGATTTATCGAAACCTACATCGGTTGATAGCACTCCCCAAATCCAAACCATCTACGACCAGTTGCACCAGCCAAGACAAGCCAAAGTCTTGAACTATGCAGAGAGGCAACTGAACGAGCAGAAAAACGAAGAAGAAACGAAGATAAACGAAGTATCGGAAGTCATTCAACTTTATAGTTACGACTACTACGACCACCCAGTTTCTGCAGGTACAGGCCAGTATTTGAACGACGTACGAGTTGAACGGATTGAGTTGCCAGTAGATATCGATGCCGACTTTGTCATTCCAATCAAAGGGGACTCCATGGAGCCAGACTATCACGATGGTGATCTGGTATTTATCCAGACCAGTGTGGACTTAAATGACGGAGTTATCGGAGTGTTCAACTACAACGGCGATGCTTATATCAAGCAGCTTGTCATCGACAAAGACCAGGCATACCTACATAGTCTAAACCCAGCGTACAAAGATATGCCAATCACACCAGAGACAGACTTCCGAATTATCGGTGAAGTCGTGGATTTGTATAGAGAGAAGTAAAACCAACTGTTTCCATTTTGGAAATAGTTGCTTGACAAAAATAACAAAAGACTCTATAATGTATTTATACGAATTGGTCCGGATGCCCGATGCATCCTACCGAAAGAGTCTCAATAAATTATTGGGGCTCTTTCGTGCTTTATAGGAGAAGAAAGAGAAGAATAGAAAGGAAAAATATGAAAGAGTTACTTTTGACCGATAGCGAAGCTAAATCTCTCATAAAAATAATCAAAGCAATTGCTACTAAACACAATCGAACTCTTACAAATCGCAGTTCAGGAACTATTGACCTTGTTGGTCAGCATAATACTAGATTTATTTTGAACTACTTCTACAGTACTACAAGTAAAGTTTTTCATCTAAGAGAGACACAGCACAATTATACTCTCTTACGAATCAATCTAAATAATAAATTCCATAAGAACGCAAATGGTGAGAAAGTTTGGGGTAATCGGGTTAATATCTTCTCTGAAGAAGAGTATTATCAAAAAGGAGATGAAACAACTCATTACAAAGCCTATCCGCTTCCATATGAAGATATTTTCGACACCGATGATTTCCTGGATATGTTTGAGAATTTACTTGACTATACCAACGTGAACAACCCTGAATATTTAGCTATCAATATCCAAGAAGATTTGTTATAATCAACCTATAAAGAAAGGAGAATATCATGAATGCTACCGATATCAAAAATACTTATCTAAATTACATAAAAGAGAACGCTGTTTTTAACGATGTGACTGATACTCATACTGAAGTGATTACTCCTTTTGTAGATCCATTAGGTGAAGCTATCGGCTTCTCAATAAAAAGCAACGGCAAACATTTGACAGTTACAGATGATGGTTATACTATTTGGAATCTATCCGTCAATAATGTTGATGTCACAAAAAAAGGACGACGTCAGGATATCTTTAATTCACTACTACATTTTAACGGATTTGATTTACATAATGGAGCAATCGAACGGACGACTGGTAAAGAACATCTAGGACAAGTCATACACGATATGACACAATTGTTGATGAATGTTTATGACTTTATTCAGCTAACTCCTAACAATGTTAAATCTCAATTCTTAGACGATGTTAAATACTACTTCATGAAGAACGACCATTACACCGTCTTTCCGGCTTTTTCAATCGCTGGTAAATCACGCCTAGAACACCGTTTTAATTTTGTATTCATGAGTAAAGGAATTTCAAAAATAGCTAGAGTTCACAATAACATCACTAAACAACAAGTTGATACTATATTAGCTAGTTGGTTAGATACATCTGAATACCGTAAAAAAGAATACGGTGATACAGAACAATTATATATTATTGTAAGCGACGAAGGGTACAATAATATCAAAGACGACCATCAAATCGCTTTGCAAGAATATGGCATCAACATTTTGAATTTCTCAGATAAAAAACAATTAGAAATACAATTGGGAAAATAA